GCCAGTGCCATCTCCGAATACCATTGTAGATAGGTTATTCTTCATTGACTCTTTGGCTTCTTCCATTTCTTGTGCTAACAAGTTAACAACTGTTTCCTCGCCACCACGTGAACCACCATTTTTAAATAACTCCATGTTATCAATAACAATTGGTTCATATACTGATTTCCAATCGTATTTAGCACGAGTTCTACTATCTTCCAAATTTGTGTTCAATACCTCTAACCCAGAGTAAGAACCACCAGCAGTTTTATATTTGTAAGTAACTGGTTGTTCAATATAAGTTCCACCGACTGTTTTCTTTTTAGCTTTATCAAGCATTCTGCCAAAAAATGGCATTTCTTTTTTAAGCTGATGAACCACAGCAGGCATAACCTTTGAACGGGTGATAGATGTAAGTCTACCCCAATCTGTTACGCTCATATTTGTTTAATTTATGCACTCCCTGCATTTAAGATTTCTCATCAAGAGCTTCGGAATAAAGATCTGATAGAGATTTCTCGCCATCCTTACTAGGATCATACTTTGGAACGATATTAGCACGATTAGTATCACCACTAGGTATATCAGCATCTTTCTTTTTATCATTAGCCAATTCTTCAGCAGTCTTTTTACCACCACCTAACTTGTCTTTGAGAGTTTGAATTTCCTTATTCTGCATATAAGCAGTAAAGGCTTGCCTCAAACTTCCAAGCTGATGTCCATTCTTTCCAGCATAAGTCACAATATCTTGTGCATTATCTTTAAAGTCTGGACCAAGTTCAGCAGATAGCAATTCAACTTCCTGTTGCACCTTAGTAGCTGTCTCCGCTTCTTTACGAGCCGGAGCAGTCAGAACCTCTTGAACCTTATCAAGTAAGGATTTATCTCTAGAGGATATTCTGTCCTCTACACTTTTCATGAAAACATCAAATCCCTTTCGTGTGTCCTCATCCGCATTAGCGAGTTCAGGTGGAAGTTCAGGTTCATTAGACTTAGGTGTGTCTTTGGGAGTGGACAGTTCTTTTACCTGAGTTTTTAATTCAGAGATATCAGACCTATCCTTTTGCCATTGACTCATTAAGCCATCAAACCTTTCTTTGGTATATTCACCCTCATACTTTCCCTCATCGGGGTTAATAGTAGGATCTTTACCATCTCCACCCTTGCCTTCATCTGGCTTGCTGTTAGGCTCACCATCTTTAGGCTTGCCATCATCTCCACCTTCAGGAGTCTCAACAGGAGTCTCATCAGGTTTATCTTCTGGACTTTCTCCACCTTTAGGCGTGGGGTCACCTTTTTCATCAGAACTGCCATCGCCTGCTTCGCCGGGTTCATCTAACCCAGACTGGAAAGCATCGTGAATGGAGAGTTCGTCAGTTTTATATTCTTCCATAACCTATATTTTATATCCACTTCCCTTGCATGAGTGAGCCTTGCGACTTCTCTGCTCAGATGAGCGGTTTAATAAATTAACTTATTCTATGCCCTGAGTATGGGCTTCGTTTCTTTTTCTGTGCCTTAGCTTGAATATTCCTCATAGAACCATAGACAAAGGCATCGTATCTATCACCGGTATATCCTTTTTGTTTAGCCTCTTGGGCTAGTTTTTTATGTAGTTTCTTCGGCATAATCTTGCATTACATCACCACCCTGTCCTTCTTCTGAACTACCCTCAACCATCTTAGCATATTTATCAATCAATTGAGCTATTATTTCCTCCTGTTCAGGGGTAAATTCTCCATTCTGTAGAGCCATTAAGAGCATATCGTGATGAACTCTAGGGTCATCATCAGGCAATACTTGGACCTGTTCGAATTGATTGGCCTGTATTAACTTGATTTTTTGCAATACTCTCTGCTCTTGTTCATTGTCTCCCTCATCCAAAACTTTCTTTTCACGCAACCAAGCCTCTAATCTCTTTGCTGTTTTCTTAGGTTCAGGGTCATTTAATCTTTCAAACAATGTAAGAGGGTCAAGAGCCTGACTTTTCCAAAGTTCTATAGCCTCGTCTCTTTGTTGTATACCAGATACAGGCATCATAGAACCAGACTTGATATAAACTTTATTATTAGCATCAATATCAGAGTAAAGAATTTCTCCAGCACCATCACCCAAAGTTATAGGCTCATCAGCTTTATACATCTTACGTATCTGAACAAACCATTGAAATAACTCTTGCATTGAATCCTCGATATTACGTGTTAAGAAACGGATAGGAGTTTGGTCAGCTTCCTGCAAAGCAAGTATTCCACCCTTAGTTTTATTAGCCGGGTCAGAACCACCTTTTGAAACCTCATGATGTCCCCACATATTATCTAACTCACGCTTATCATCCCCAATAGAATTAAAAGCTTCACTAGACATAGCAACGCCCTGACTTATATAGACACTTTCACGAATAGATTTGCCACTAGAAGTCTTTAATCTGACAACTTCACCCTTAGCCTTACCAGACTCAATCCTATTGGCCTGTTTTTCATCCATTATATTACCATCAACATAAGTATTAGGCTTACCCATAGCGTTCGTATTCTCTGTGATAGCTGTTCTTCTAGAATTAATGTCATCAACTACCTTAACAGACTGTTTAAGCAATGAGCGAGAATACTGTTCGCCGGCAAACCTATAGGTATCAAATTGTATCAAGGGTATCTTTGGATATTTAAAATAGTTTTTTTGTGGTTTAAAATTAGCCATTGTAGCTTCAAGCTCGCCAGCCATCTTGTCATCAGTGGTCTCCATACCAACAATACCTTTGGCAGTATCAGCTACCTTTTGACCTACACCAGCAATGCCATCCTTTTTATACTTAGACATTACTTTATTTTTTGTGTCAGTTTTCTGGCTCTCTTCATCATTGGCCCATAAAGGATTACGTTTTTTCTCAAGCAAGATATTACCGGAACGATAAACAAACCATTCTCTCTCCATATAAAGTTCAACCTTAGCAACATTCTTTAAGTTTTTATGCTCACTAGGATCTTCGCCATCATTCATATCCTGTGTTTGAGCTTCAGTATAATCAAAATACTTAACATCTTTAGTTTCTTTCTTGCCCCATTTAGAATACATATAAGTCTTTGAACGATAGAATACAGCGATGGTATAATCAGCAGTCTCAATACTCTCAGCGTTAGGGTCAATCTTCACACGAACAGGCGATAACATCTCGAAGTCAGCATCATCAGTCTTGGTGTTAAAGAAAGGCATAACGAACATATCAGAGTAAGTTTGCATACCAAGAACAATCCTTTGGAACTTTGACTGACCTTGTATGTCATCCCATAGCTCTTCAAGGCTATCCCCAAGCTCTTTAGCAACCTGTAGCTTCTTCATCTTCTCCTCTTTGGGCATATCTTTTTTAAGACCAGCCACTCTGACAGCTGGGTTAGGACGTGGGTCAGTAAGCAAACCAGACATATTACGGATAATAGAAAACAACACATTATAAATACAAGGCTCACCTTTAACTCTTTCAGGCTCTCCGTCAAAGTAAGCATCACCAACCCTGCATTCTTTCTTTTTCTTTTCGTACAACAACTTAGAGTCATCAGAACGTGCTTTAATCTTGTTGATAATCATTGTGTCTTTATCCTTAGACCAATCAATGGGCTCGGCCAATTTATCAATATCACCATCAGAATATAATTGTTCAATAGATTGTTCTTCTTCCATATGTTTATTGTTGCCCGTTTATTTTATAAAATAGTTCTTCATTTGTTAATGTTTTTGTCATGTGTGGTTCTGGTATTCTTTTCTTTATTTCAAATGGCTCATCCATAGCAGTTAAACCATAGCGGATAGAGTCAGGTGCGTGATCCTCGCCATCAGTATCTAGATCCTCGCAGTAATTTGCCCGTTCATCATACATCTGGTCAGGCATAACTCGTATCAATTGTGGACAATTCTTGAATACTTGCCAACGAGTTTCAGGTTTTCCATCAACATCTAGCTTAACTTTCATGTATCCTCTCATCAAATTCCATCCATTTACACGACTTCCTGCCCCTTTTTTGGCCATCCTGATAGGTACGGACCATTCATTAAGCAAGAATACATCATCCATTTGCTCTAATACAGACCTTCCTGCCTCTTTACCAGCAGATGATATAGAGTTATCGAACACCATCCAGTCAATAGTTTCATCCGTAGGGGTCATTCTAACAATAGATTTGGCCAGCATTTCGCCTGTGTGCTTAGTAACATAGAGTTCTCGGTAGGTATAGACCTTGCGAGTAGCCGGGTCAATAGCATTCCAATAGATAGCAGAGGGTTTAGCAAACCCATAATCTCCGCAAATGAACTTCTCCCAATTGTCAGGAATAGGGAACGAAGCACAAACGTGAACCTCTTGTTTCCATTCTTCAAAGAACTGACCAGCACCCACATCCCAATTACCATGAAGCCAAGCCTCACGCAATGCAGAGGGTAAACCTTTTAAATACTTAACATAATCAGGATCATTATCAATAAGTACAGGATTATCAAAGATAGTAGCCGGAATAAACACCCTTGTTCGCCCTGTCTGCTCTGGTATCCAGATAGTCAAGGACTTTGGTACGCCATCACCCTTAACAAATCTACGCTTAACCCACGCATGTCCCTTGCCTGTTGGGTTAGTAGTAGCAAATATAGAGGGTTTAAGACCCGGAACAGTAGACCTGCAAGACGCTATCAAACGATTGTAGCGATCCTCATCAGGTATCTGGGTAATTTCCTCAATTAGCATTCTGTGGTATTCGTGTCCTTGATACTTTGTATAGGCATCTTTGTCTTTTAAATGCCCAGTTCTTATTTTAGCACCACTAGGGAACTCGAACACAACTGGTTTGCCAACTTTTCTCGCCCCAAACTTGATATACTTTTGTTCAGCTCTATCAATCCAATCAGATAAGTCATCACCATTACGCCTAACAACTAGACCTCTAAACTTTGGATTGTCAATGTAATGATCATCTATAAGCCAAACTATACCAGCGTCAGTCTTTCCACCACCACGACTTCCACCATATAATAACTCAAACGCTCTAATCGATAGGGCCAGAGTCTGTCGTCCCTTGTTCGGTTTCCATTCCAGCACCTCTGTGGTCTGTGATTTCTCCGGGCTTTGAATATCCATCTGGTCCAATATCATATGGTTTAGGTGTTTGAATTATCCTCGCAGTTATCTCTCCGCCATCTTTACCAGTATGCTCAACTCTTTCACTCCATTTTTTTTTAGACAAACCTTTTAAAGCAAACTGTGTCATATTAGCTTTTACTTTTAGCACTCCAGTATTTACACACTTAACTCTTTTCTTTGTCTTCTTATCAATTATAGGTCCAAAGGCTCCAATCTTATCTTCTACAATTTCTAAATCCATTATCTCTTTAACATTTTTTTCCGCTGTTCTTACCAAATCATCCGTATTTAGCTTATCTGATAGCCATGTAGGCATTTGAGCCACTAGAACTTTTGCGTATTCTGA